CAGCAAACAGCGGGGTTCCCCGCAACCAGCTGGAATCTTTGGCAAAAGCAACACACGGAGCATTGGAAGCTCTGCTGGAGTTTACTAAAGCGAAAGCAGAAGCAGAATAAGAAAAAGCCCCTAACTGCTCATACCAGTTAGGGGCTTTTTTACTTCTCTAGTCGATCAACAATAAGCATTAGAGCAGTTTTAGTTACTTTTTCAAGACTCTCCAGTAGGTCAATATCTATCTTCAAAATCTTGGAGATCTTAGCAATATACTCTTCTTTCTTAATTGGTGCACTACCAGTTTTACTAGTATATACTTTCCTCTTGTAAACTCCCAAAGAACTTAACTTCGCTATAACACTTCGTTCCGGTACTACTTGACCCATCTCTTTAGTTAGATTAGATGCTATCATCTTAACATCTACTCCAGCATTATAATCTTCAACTATCTTTTTAACTATTTCATTGGTGTATTTCATTATATTTTGCTCATCATATAGTCTAAATTACTCAGTCTAAATAGCTCATTATGTAGTCTAAATTATCAAGTCTAGTTTTCCCAGGGTAGATCACTAGTAGTGTATACTGGTGCAGGTTTATCTCTATACTTAGACTCATTAGTAGGCTTTAATACCTCAATATCAATTAAAGGCTGAGGCATTTTATCCCAATTTATCCAATCTAATACCATTAAATTAGTCCTAATACTAGGATGTGCTACCCATATTTGAGTAGCCATTACTTGACAATACCAAGGCAATGCTTTTAACTCATCATCAAAACTACCAAATAGTTTATATGTGGATATTGGATCTCTTCTAGTACCTGCCTTTTCTCCTGTCTTAACAATTAGAGCATGTTCTCTGTTTTCTAGTAATCTTTCATTTGTAAGTGTTAAAACATCAGTGCAACTCATAGCCTCAAATAGGTTCTTATCTAAAATAAGATGTAGTCCTTCTCTAGACCATTCTGAATATTGTACTGCATCAAACTTCTTAAAAGGCATCATAAGTAATGGAACAAGAGCGGAATAGTTCCTAAACTGCTCTGCAATCTGCTTTGGTACAATTGATCCACGCAGTCTAGCCGTGCAGTAACGATATAAACCTTTATGCCAATCATCTACACTAAAATTAGCTTTTAGAAACTCCCGAGGTGATATCTTACCATCTTTATCACGAGGTAGTGTCATTTTAGCAATATATGCAGTTACTTGAGGTAGTAACCACAGTGCCTTTGCACTAATACCATATTTCTTAGCCCAAGCATTAAAAGCCTCATTCTCTGCTTTAATCTTTTCCTCTTGTAACAACTCCTCACTAGGAGGACGGAAAGGATATCGCTCTCTTAGCTCACCCTCATCTGGGGCTTCATGAGTACCTGCATAATACTTCTCTTTTGAAGCAATTAACCTCTCATGAGCCTCTAGCTCTTTTGTGTACAGTATATCTTGTATATTACGACTAGCTAAAGTCATCTGTTCATGAAGGATCTGAAATGGAATACTTTTAATATCTTGCTTAGCTAAAAACATGTTAACCTCTTATTATACACTATTTTAAACAGGTATAGTGTTTAAACCTGACCCTATCTGATCTAGCCTGACCCTAACTTTCTAAAGGCTTTCTTAGCTGATCTAACTTTCTAAAGGATTTTCTAGAAAGATTCTTTGGTTTTCCTAGCGGGGGGTGGCCGGGGTAGTTAACTTGCTACAACAAGTTGTAGCCAAAAACATATAGTTACAATTTCCCCAATTTGCTTAAATTTCTTAAAACTCTCTCACGCACACAGTGAAATTAAGGAGTTTCTTGAAATACCTAATTCCAGGTGGAAACCTTACAACAAGGCATTTTTAGAAACTCTTAAATTTGTCTGTGTGCCTAAGAGAGGATAAATTTAACTGTTTCGTTAATTTATATAATATTATATCACGAACAATAAAAAAGTGCAAGATTATTTTTATCAATGCCCCTTGCTACATATTTCTCAATTAGATAATTTCATAATTTCTATGTTATTATCGGAATATTATGCAAGCTCTAGGTCTTTGTTATCCACTGCTAGGACTAGACAAGTCCTAGCATCAGGGTATTCTTTTAGTGCTTTCATAGCATCTTCCCAAGTATTAATTGGGTACTCATCAGTATGTTGAACACTGATAATATGCTTCTTACCATTCTTTAGACGTACTGCTCCTGTGAAGTCCATTTTAGTTTCCTTTTTAGTTAAGAGTTGGGTTAACTCTATTTATATATTATACACTCTTTAGCTCGAAAAGTCAAGATTATTTTATAGTTACGAAAATTTTATACTTGACTCTCAAGCCCTATTAGCGTATAATATAAAAATAAATGGAGAGTTTATGCGAGCGTATATAAAAGAACTAGAGGATATTATATCAGATGTGTTACTGCCTGGATATATAGAAAACTGTAGATCCAAAGGCTTATCACCTAAGACCCCTAAGATACTTTCTAGGCTAACTAAGGCTAGAAAGCTTTTAAAGGAAGTACCAATGTTATTGAGGAAATACTAGTGCTTGAAGAAAAACAGCTTGATACTATAGCGGCTATACATCCCCCAGTTGATTGGGCGCGCTATGAGGAAGATACAACCAGATCAGATAGGGTCAATAGCCCAGCTCATTATACCTCCCATCCTAGCGGAATTGAAGCAATAACCATTGCAGAACACTATAATTTCTGTATAGGGAACGCTATAAAATACCTATGGAGAGCAGGACTTAAAAAGGAGTCATCATTATCAGCACGACAGAAAGAGATAGAGGATCTGAACAAGGCCCTATATTACATACAGAGACAGATCAAGAATCTAGAGACTACATAGAGCTTACCGATACCACAGACTTTGTACCATATAATAAAGTATCGGAAGACATATTAAAAGTATTAAGTCAGCATCCAAAAGCTGCTTATACAGTTTATTTAAACTTATGTTCCAAATTTGGAACGGGAAATGGAATGTGAAAAAAGAAACACTAGTAGATGTTCTATATAGAACTAATTCTACTATTAGTAGAGTATGTGAAGAATTAGGAATAGTTTTTGACGAGTCCTTATTAGAGGACCTTGAGAGATGTACTGGATGTAATATCTGGTATCACTCATATCAGTTAATACCAGATGAGGATGATAATAATATATGCCCCTATTGTTTAGAGTATGTAGGTAGATAAGCTGCACATTAGAACCAATTTTTAAATTAGGATATATATGTCACATAAACAAGACCCAGCAGTAAATCCCGATACTTTCATTGATGTACACACAGCGAAAAAGATCACCTTCTATATTAGCGGGGCTATTGAAGCTCCCGAGAAATATACTAATATGCTAAATACTATTAGAAATAGTGGCCCAGAAGATGAGATTGTAATACACATTAATAGTTATGGCGGTGATCTATTCGCAGGACTGCAGATTATGCATGCACTACTAAGTACACAGGCAACAGTTACTGCTAGTGTAGAAGGTGCATGTATGAGTGCAGCAACCCTAATCTTTTTAGCAGCCACGAATTACTATGTTAATGAACATAGCATTTTCATGATGCATAATTACAGCGGTGGAGCTTTTGGAAAAGGTGGAGAACTCTTTGACCAAGTTGCCCATGAACGCATGTGGAGTAAGAATCTCCTAGAATCAGTGTATAAAGACTTCCTTACTAAGAAAGAGGTTAAATCCATCTTAGATAATAAAGATATTTACATGACTGCTGATGAGGTCATTAAACGCTTGAAGAAGCGGGCTAAAAAGCTAGAAATAAAAACTAGTGTTGACTCGCCAACTGAAGAGTAGTATAATATATCTTTAAGTGGGAGAAATCAAATGAAAAATGAGATCATTGAAGTTCTTATGCGCCGTGATGGTATGACTCAAGCCGAGGCTAAAAAGCTCCTGCGTGAGTTGCGTTCTATGATTGAAGAAGGCGCAGATCCAGAGGATATTCTGTATGAGGAATTGGGACTGGAACCCGACTATATTTTTGACTTGATGGAGATTTGAAATGGTATACACACTGGTAAAAGAAGGTAAGATGACCCAAGAAGAATTTGAGAAATTCCTTTCTGCCAAATGCGATGAGAGATACAATGATGGATATACTTATGGGTATGATGAGGGGTATAATGACGGGAAGGCTGACGGGCATTCTGACGGATATGATGAAGGGTTTGATGATGGATCTTTTGGGCAATAAGAAGATTTAATAACTCTCATATAGTCTTGACTTGATGGAGATTTGAAATGGTATATACGCTGGTAAGAGAAGGTAAGATGACCCGTAAAGAATTCGAGAAGTACCTTTCTTCCGTACATGATGAGAAGTACAATGCTGCATATAATGAAGGGTATAATGAGGGTATAGTGACGGGTATGCTAAAGGGTACTAAAAAGAGTATGAGGAAGGATATGATGATGAATTTTTTGGGTAATAAGAAGATTTAATAACTCTCGTATATTTTTGACTTGACGGAGATTTGAAATGGTATACACACTGGTAAAAGAAGGCAAAATGACCCAAGAAGAATTCAAGAAGTTCGTTTCTACCATGTATGATGGGGGGTATAGTGACGGGCATAGCGAAGGCCATACTGAGGGGCGGGCTGAGGGGTATGATGAGGGGCGGGCTGAGGAACGGGCTGAGGGGTATGATAAGGGGCATAATGACGGGTATAATGAGGGGTATAATGAAGGGCGAGCTGAAGGGCATAGTTTTGGGCATGCTGAGGGGTATGATGAGGGGCATAGTGACGGGTATAATGAGGGATATAATGAAGGGCAGGCTAAGGGGTAGGCTGAGGGGCACGATGATACTGGATGGAATTTTTGAGCAGTAAGAAAGATTAATAATGCCCCCATAGCGTAGTGGATAACGCAGAGAGCTTCTACCTCTCTATACGGCAGTTCGATTCTGTCTGGGGGTGCCATAAATAGGTAGCATAATGTGTAGTGAATTAGAAAAGAAACATCCTCATATAATTGGAAAGCTAAACCTATTATGGGGGTATGATATACTTGATAAGTACTTAAACTCATTGATCTTATCTGATCGGATAAATCGAAGTGGATTTAGTAGAGCAGTAATGGGTGAACTAATGACTATTCAAAGAGTTCATCAACAACTATTTGGAGCATCATTATGAAAAGAGTAATACCGTTAATACTAGCAGTATCCGTATCAGGCTGCGCGAGTGCAGATGAATATATAAAGTATGCAGATACACAACTGCTTATAAAGCAAGAGGATACTAAAGCGGAAATAGCCAGGGCACAAGCCGAAGCAGCACGATATAATGCTATTAGTGCAATTGCTGTAGCAGGTAATGACACAGCTAAAGCTGTAGGTATGATGGCGCTACAGAACACATCTAGTGCAAGCTCGCGCCAAACCGGCCAAACCGTATTAGTGCAGCCTAGAAGTTTCTCTGATACTGCACTGCAATGGACGTCAATACTTCTTAATCCTATTGTAAGTATTTACGGTATTGTGTCTAATAGGCATATAGCCGAGACCCAATCTAATAATGCAAGAGATACCACTATTAGCGGGTATAATACTATGCTAGGTATTGCATCACAAAATAAAGCCCCTAATCTTACTATTGGTGGAAATGGGGTAATTGGAAATGGTCAGTATACTACTACAGACTTTAGCGGTACAGGTGTTCTTGGTACAGGCTCGTACACTACAAATGCCCTTGGTGGTGCAGGTGTAATTGGCAGCGGCTCATACTCCACTCCTATTGACGATCATACTATTAGTAATAGTTATAATCCGCCCACAAACAGCAATAACCTACTAACTTGTACAACTGGTCCCTGTTAAAAACAGACTTGACTCTCTTAGTTAAATAGCGTATAATATTATTTTAAATCGGGGAAAATTAAGTATAATCTGTAAAAAACAGACTTGACTCTCTTAGTTAAATAGAGTATAATATTATTTTAAATCGGAGAAACTGAAAATGCTGGAAATTGTCAAAGAATATGTAGAGGCGAATGAAGACTACGAAAACTATGTAGAGGCAGTTAATAAAGCATTTGGTGGCGACAACTATATTGTAGATATGGTTCCGGCTTCTTATAGTAATAATAGGGAGCACCTGCTGCAAGCTGCAATTGGTGATGAGAATTTTGACTGGCTGATGTGGTTTCTGTATGAACGTACAGTGCATAACGATGGTACTCCTAATGTGTGGATTAATGAAGTAGGATATGCTATAAATACTTTAGAGGATCTTGTATCTATTTGCTTTACTAAAAAGTAGACTTGACTTTAAATGCTAAATAGCGTATAATATTATTTTAAGTCGCAATAACAAGAAAATTTACAATTTATTGATAAGAAAAAAATAGACTTGACTTTAAATGCTTTTTAGCGTATAATATTATTTATGAATTGGGAAAGACGGACTTCTCCAACCTACAAAACGCGATTGCTAAGATGCCCCCGCTCTTATGCTCAGTTCAGACATACCACGAGTTTCGGCTATCTCTCAGAAAAGATAGCCACCTTTTATATACTTTACCGTATATGCGCTACTGATAGTAGAGTACATAAAAGGGTGTTTCAATGGTAATCTACGTATCCATAAAAACTTAATTGCTAGTGAAACGTGCCCTACCATTTAGTAATATACCTATCGAAGAACTAAGTATCCGCCTCTGCGCTACTCCCCAAATGAGTTAGGCAAGCACCTGGGCAAGTTGGTCGGTAAAGGTTATATCTATATACTTGCGCAACTTTACTACTAGCTATAATACAGATGCGCTTGATTTAGATACGACTAAGTCCGATGATTCCTACTTTGGGCAATGGGATGACAAGATAGGTATATTACTAAATGGAGATGTAAACCGCTAAGGAGGCGGGGCAGTCTGTAAAACTGTCGCTTCGGCTCTGTTGGATCGTTACCATCCATCTCCACCATATATAATAGTATTTTTAATAAGTAGAAGCATAGCTAGTGCCCCCTAATCTGGGGGAAACCTTGCTGGTAAAGTATTGAGGTGTGCACACCAAAATATACCAATTCCATGTAGAGTTTAGTAGATATACTAATAGCGGATGTAGTTGGTTGCGCCAACGAAAGCACTCTCTAGAGATTGTTAATAATTTCTGTAGTAAACTGTGCTTCTACTTATTAAAAATAGACTTGACTCATAAGTTAAAAGGCTGTATAATTATTCTTTAAATGAGAGAATTATATGAAACCTCGTAATAAGGGCATTGTGCCTATGTTAGCACGAAAACAGGGCCCGCATGGTAAGACTTTTAAAGCCATGCGTAGGCAATCAAAAGTAGAGTTAATGCGCGTATAGCTCAGCGGTAGTAGCAGCCGGCTTTTAACCGGCAGGTCATCGGTTCGACCCCGATTGCGCGTACCATTAAATTTAATAAATTTGGAATCTGGTGTAAACGCCCAGCTTAGGACTTAGTAGACGGCAGGGAACATGCTTCTCTGAAACCAGTACGAAAAGATAATCTAGAAAAATACTTCCTACTAGTGAAGCTAGATTCCAATTTTATTAGATTTAATAAGTGGTAGTAATACCTTTTAAGATATCAAGATATGTTCAATGGTTTGGGTGAGCTGTTGGGGCAATAATTCCTACTATTATGAACTACTAAGATAGATTTGAAGGGGTAGCAAATTATTGAGCTTCATTGAGTGTTAGGGCAGTGGTAACCACCCAACCCACATGCCTTCCCCAGGAATGTTGCTTTATATAGTCTACCAATTACTACCACTTATTAGATTTTTATACCTCTATCGGCTAAAGGTAGGCCAACGGGTTTTCATCCCGTAAATCGTGAGTTCAATTCTCCGTGGAGGTACCAAGTTTTTGGGAGAGTGGCGTAATTAGGTAGCCGCGCTAGACTTAGGATCTAGTCTCGAAAGGGGTAAGAGTTCGATTCTCTTCTCTCCCACCAATTAAAGAAGCATGAGGTATTAAATTAGAATAACGGCTGGTGGCGAAGCAGGTTGAAACGCATCAGACTTAAAATCTGACACACTAGAAACACCGAGGGTTCGATTCCCTCCCAGCCGACCAAATTAAAGGAGAATCAAATGACTCCGCAACAGTTTCAAAAATTAGTTGAAAAAGATATTGAACGTATTTTAAAACTGGATAAAGATGCCTCACGAGTTCTATCAGATAAATACAAAGTACAGAATTATACCCCATCCCGACACGTTCAAATGTATCGGGTTCACTAGAACTCATGCAGTTTTGCTCTCTGAGCAGAGAGGTATGAAGTATAGTATTCCACATTATAAACAAAATTTGTGGGTATATAAAGTTCCTGGGCCTGTAGCTTAATGGTAAAGCAAAATCCTCATAAGATTTAGAGTATTCGTTCAATTCGAATCAGGCCCACCAATAATTTAATCTTGACAAATAACGCTTATTAGAGTATAATATTATTTTTAAGTGAGATAAACTATGAAATACCCTGATAAATTGATTGCGGTTGGTATGAAATACCAGCCGGAAGCGCAAAATTTTCTGCGTAGTATATCTCCTAAGTACCCAGTCTCTATCTGGAGAGAGTCAAGTGGAAATGGTACTACAAATGAAGTAACTTATGCAGTTACTGCATTTATTGCGGGTGGATCCTCAATAAGGCTTGGATACATTAGAAATATAGATATACCCCTGCTAGATAGACCCAGCTATCATAATGTATATGAAATCACTTCAATACGGACTAATTATCTGATACTTAAACCAAGTGATAGTATATCAAGTGATAATGTACCAAGCGATAATGCTTGGGATGTGCCTAAATATGATGAAATACCTGATAAAAAGGAAACTAAAATGAATACAAGCTCTATGCGCGACTCTTTTTTCCGTGAAGTAAAGAATGCTGTACTTGATATCACTACTGGTAGTTTTGGTATTGTAACTGCTGATGGTATTTCAGTGTATAAAGATGGTGCAGTATCTGTAAATCCTCTAGTAGATATGGGTGTTAAAGTACCTGCGTTCGCCATGCGGGTAGACGTTGCTACATTGACTGAGGGCGACATTATCCTTAACGGCAATACTACCTACTTCTACAAAGGTAAGACCGAAACTGGTTATGAAATAGTTGCAATGAACGGAGAAGTAAAGCAAGTAGGCGCAGTTACTAACCTGTTCTTTGGTAAGAATACCGTTCTAGCTATTAAGAATATGATGGCGGGTACTGGCATGAATCCCCTGATCATGGCTATGATGATGGGTGACACTGAAGGTAAGGGTTTCAATATGAAAACTTTTGCTATCATGAGTATGCTGGGTGCTAAATCAGAAAATGGTGGAATGGATAGCAATATGCTGATGATGATGCTTATGATGGACAAGTAATATAGTATTTGGTACGCTATAATTCTCACTTGACTTTAGTTGCTGAATAGCGTATAATATTATTTATAGATTGGGATAGCCGTACAGCCTTGCGTAAGATTTTCTTTTCTTATAACCGTTCTGGTAAAACGGGTTGTGTAGAGGAACAACTTCTTACAATACGCTGGCCGCGATAAAGAGGGTACAACTATACAATACCAGTATATTAGAGGCCACTTTCCCAATCTCACTTGACTTTAGTAACTGAATAGCGTATAATAGATTTATAAAGTGATAGAAACCATCTGATGACTCTAGTATAGAGCATGTTTAAGTACATGGACTATTGAAATATAGTCGAAACATTGGCTGATGGTGTAGCCTTATTAAGGCAGCTCCAGCCATTGTAATGGTAAAGATCACGAAGTGCGGAAAATGGATAAGCCGCTAGTACCGCCGTGTAAGCCAGGGACTGTACTCAGCCAGTCAGAGCGAGAGATTACAATGCGGAGACCTACTATAGTTCTAAAAGGCCCTATATTGTTCCTAGTTACCATTAGGATTAGATATAGAATAATTACTCAGAACCGTGATACCCTAAATATACTTTAACGTAGGCCTTTTCACCGGAGCTAGCTCGCAAGGTGAATTCTAGGAATCCTGCAGTTAAAGTATGACTCTGATGTCTCCAAGAGTATAAATATGTGAGAATATGGTACTGACAGCGTACTAGAGGATTTCTTAGCTAGTCTCTATAATCCTATATAACTATGCAACCCACCCGTGGTTGGCCTGGTAAGTGAAACGGTATACCTGACGAGGTACGTGCTTATTGATTACCGATAAGAGAAGACACGAGAGACTACTGAGGAGTTCTTCGACCTTTTAGTAGTCTAGGTATACTGAGTGGCCCCCGCATCGCCACCTTAAATATTCTACGGACGCGGTAAGTTACGACAGCGTTAAAACTCAATCAGTACAGACGTAAGGTATACGTCTATAAAAATAATCCCGTAAGCTACGGCTTACGTTATTATTTTTGTTAGAGTAATAACGTAAGCTGGAGAATACTATGAGAGTAAGGAAAATACATCGTTATGTAATGGTTTCTACCCCTACTAAATCCATAACTATCTTAGAAGATATTGACGGCTGGTTTTATATCGCCAAACTTCCTATAGATCAGTATAACACTTGGTCTAGTATTGAAGAGATTGAGCAGTATTTGGGGGTTAAAATTAAACCCTATGATATAAAGGAAGTATGGTGAAAGTAAAAATCCTATCTGATCTACATTTACTTCCTATGGAAGCCTATTGGGGGTTTGTATACCAAGATAATGGTGAAAGTATCTGTATTCTAGCAGGGGATATTGCCGAAGGTATGGCAGGAGTAATATGGGCTGAACGATATATTCCTAATCATATTCAGGTACTATATGTACCAGGGAATCATGAATACTATGGGGAGAATTACCAAACCTTAAATGGTAAATTCAGAGACTATAATACACAGGGTTCTCATGTTAAAGTACTACTAGACAGTGTACATACCATTCAAGGGCGTAGATTTGTAGGTACTACATTATGGACTAACTTCAAACTATATAATAATCCACTCAGCCCTGTACAGTGGAAACAAGGTCTAAATGACAGTGTCTATATTAGGTATAATGATTACGTATTTCAGTCAGATGATATGGTGTCCCTAAATAGGGCATCCCTTAAATTCCTAGACAATACTGAGGGAGACGTATTAATTACCCACTATTGTCCAAGTACTAGTGATATTACAAAATATCGGGGTAATGTTCTTACTCCAAGTTTTATGACAGAGATTCCTGAGGGTATCCACAATAAGTTTGCTTATCATATTCATGGGCATACTCATTGCTCTCTAAGGTATAAAGTGCCTAGAGGTCCTGAAGTTATCTGTAACCCCCGAGGGTATGTTAGTAAGTATGGTACTGAAAATCCTGAGTTCCAATCTGATCTGATTATTGAGATTTAAAATGAGAATGTACCCTATAGATTTCTGGAATGATAAAAGAACTAAACTAACTAACTATAGACCTTGTTGGATGCTAACAATTCCAATAACAAAAGCAGAGAGGACAATCTATTATTTTGCTCATGGCGTACATCCTGATAAGATTTGTAAATTTAGACTTGACTCTTTCACTTAATCAGCGTATAATATTATTTTAAGTCGCAATAACAAAGGAATTTAACGTGATCCCATTTCTAGTAGAGTATCGTACAGATTATGATACTGATTGTGGTGGTAGTGCTGTTGTATACGCAGAAGATGAAGGTGAAGCACTAATTAAGTCTGAAGATTACTGCCAAATTAAAATCTCTGAGGAAATAGATGATACTGACGCAGATTTCTCTGTCAATATCCTAGTTAGGGAGTTTAATAACCTAGAAGATGGCGATATTCGTGATTATGAAGTAATTGACTAAGCATTAAAAATTTTAGTCTTGATTAATTTTCCTTAATGGCGTATAATATATCTTTAAGTGGGAGAATAAACATGGCAGGATACACTAAAGAGTTTTTGGTTGATGCCTACCTCTCCAGATTTTTAAAAACTGCCAGCATTGAGGATCTCGTACAGCTAGAAGCTGATGCTATTAAACTGTATGATCGAGTAGGTAAAGATCAGTTTCGTAAGTACGCATCACTTGATGCTGAGGCTATTGCAAATGCGCGAACTTTGGTTGGCTAAAGATGAAGCACTTATTATCTTTGATACTAGAGAGTACAAGGAAATTTTAGGTTGTCCTAAATTCGAGTCAGATGTAGTAGTACAGTTAACAGATAATGAGTACGCTGATTATTGTAGGGTTCTAGCGGAGTTCTATACTTGGCAGCGTAGATTTGAAGATTTAATAGCGGGTTCCGATAGTCGGACGGCAGCCTCATAAGCTGCTTGGGATAGGGAGCGTTACCCTAGCCCGCTTCCAGTAATATCTCTCCTTGGTGTAGTCAGGTAACATACCGCATTTGGGATGCGGCGTCGTAGATTCGAATTCTACAGGGGAGACCAGTAATAGGGCTGTTAGTGATAATGGGAGCACATCTGCCTTGCACGCAGAAAGTCGGAGTTCGATCCTCCGACGGTCCACCAAGTTTTATTCCTCAGTAGCTCAGTGGTAGTAGCAAAGCACTGTTAATGCTTGGGTCACTCGTTCGAATCGAGTCTGAGGAGCCAATAAATAGCGGATTAGTCATCTGGTGAAGACAACTGGTTTTGATCCAGTCTAGCAGGGTTCGATTCCCTGATCCGCCTTTAGTAGTATTTATAGATAGCAGCGAGGGCAGTTCGTCGAAATAAGACGTTTGTTTAAGGTAGCCAATGGAAGACCCCATATGGGAATTGGTAAATATCGGGACTTACGAGTTGATATCCGGTTGGGAACACATTAAACGACTGAGCGACCTGGCCTATCTATAAATACTATTTTGGATTGTTAGCTCAGTTGGTTAGAGCGCTGCCCTGTCACGGCAGAGGTCACGGATTCGAGTTCCGTACAGTCCGCCAGAAAAAATAGACTTGACTTTGTATGCTTAACGGCGTATAATATTATTTTAAGTCGCAGTAATTTGATTAGTACTTCTATAGCGTAGAAATAGGATACTTCTTATTATAGGCAGTAGCAAAACTCGTTTCGTAACCATTAGGGAGTATAAACATAAGGTTGCAGCTCCTAATTCGAATATTCTTAGGGTGCTAATCAAATTTAAGGATTCCGTGGCGTGTTAAAACGAGTTCATCATTCGGAGATAAATCCTCGTTTTAGCTATGTTCCCGGTAAAGTTTAAAATTGTGGTGTTAATATTAGTTACTTCAATCGCCTGATTATCTATAAAAACTAATATGCATGTTCCCAATTCTCAATATGGAAAGAAAATGTCAAGCCTGAATAAAAAAGCAAATACTCGTACTGAAATGACTCACGAAGGTGCTATGGTACGTCCTATCAGTGCAGAAGCACAACTAGAGCGTATGACCCTGGCCGCAATGCTATGGGAAGATACCTTCTATGTAGATGGGGTTACTTTAGCTGAAAAAATCAAGGAACTTGTAGTTAAAGTTCCTACTGACAAAGTACAGGCGCTTGCTGTGAAAGCACGTACTGAATTTAAACTTCGTCATATCCCACTGCTATTAGCCCGTGAATTGGCTCGTGGTGGACGGCTGACCGCATCTGGTCTGGATGCTGTAATTCAGCGTGCAGATGAAATGGGCGAGTTTATGTCTCTGTACTGGTCTGAGGGTAAGACCGCAGTTTCTGCACAAGTGAAAAAAGGTCTTGCAAAAGCCTTCGTTAAGTTTAATGAGTATCAGCTTGCTAAGAATGATAAAAACTCTGCTGCAGTATCGGTACGTGATGTGATGTTTATTTCGCATCCAAAGCCTACTAATGATGCCCAGGCTGAGATGTTCAAGCGTGTAGCTAATAAAGAGTTAAAAACTCCTGACACTTGGGAAGTAGCTCTTTCAGCCGGAGCAGATAAAAAAGAAACCTTTAGCCGTTTAATGGAAGAAGGTAAATTGGGTGCGCTTGCGTTCCTTCGTAATTTGCGTAATATGATTAACGCAGGAATTACTGAAAAAGAAATTCGTGCATATGCCCGTAATTTGAACGTAGATATGGTTCTGCCATTCCGCTACGTTTCGGCAGCTAAGATCGTTCCACAACTGGAAGATATGCTGGAAGAAATGATGCTACGTTCACTGGAACATGCTCCTAAACTTCCAGGTCGTACAGTGCTTATGGTTGATGTATCTGGGTCTATGTGGCATGGTACTGTTAGTGCTAAGTCAGACCTAACCCGTTTCGATGCAGCAGCTGCACTAGCTATGATGGCTCGTGAAATATGCGAAGAAGTAGCAGTATATACTTTTAGCAATTGCCTAGTTAAAGTTGCCCCTCGTCGCGGATTTGCAGTAAGCGAGTTACTATCTAACTCGCAAGTACATGGCGGGACTTACTTAGGTAACGCTATGCAAGAGTTAAATATTTATGAGACGTATGATCGTGTAATTGTTTTCACGGATGAGCAATCTGCAGATATAGTCCCTAATCCAAAAGGTAAAGGTTATATTCTTAATGTAGCGTCTTATGAGAATGGTATTAACTCTGGTGCATATACTACTATTACCGGCTTCTCAGAAGCTGCTTTAGAGTATATTCGCCTAAGCGAAAAATCTAGCGAAAGCTAGTAAAGCCCTAAACCGAAAGGTTTAGGTACAAACTTTATAGCGGCAGAAATAGATACTTCACTTCTAATGACGGGGTCGTTGGTTCGAATCCAACCTGAGGCCGAAAGCCAAAGTAGCTCAGTGGTAGAGCGCGAAAAATCTCTATTTCGAATTATTCTTAAAGTTTGTACCTAAACCTTAGCATAGGTTTTTAAATAATGGAAGATTGGCAGAGTGGCCGATTGCATTTGTTTGCTAAACAAACGTTCGGGGAAACCCTTACCGCTGGTTCGAATCCAGCATCTTCCGCCACCCAAGATTTGGCCTGCGCCAAACCTCGACAAAATAAGGACTAATAATGACTAAAGCCGATGAAGTACAAGCAATTCTGAATCATGTTAAAGCACCCTATAACCAGCCCTTTAACCTTGGTGCTGGTATTAAGTGTAAATCCAAATCTCGCGCTTGGTTTCAAGTAGGTAAGGATAATAATGGACGTAAGAAGTCCAAGTAGGCTAATCTATCATATAAGGAGGATATTATGCGAATGTAAATAATTACAGGAGTATAATAATGTCTAGAACTTATCGCCGTCGCCGCTATCGTCAGTACTGGAATAGTGATGATCCTCTTTTAGCTTTTAATGCATTTGAAAAAGATATTGTATGGCAAGATGTGGACTATATTAAGGAACATCATTGCTATACAGCAATTCTTGGATACACAGTGAAGTACAAAAAAGGGAGCAAAACTGGGCGTAAAATGGTTGCAATTGCTAATAGTGATGCTGCAACTATTAGACATAAAGAACCAGGTCCAGGGTGGTTTCGTACTGAATCTACACAAGCACCCTATCGTAGAAGAGCAAGAGATTTAATTCAGCAGTACCTAAATGGCACTATTGAAGATGTAGTATTAGAGTCCATGCCGTATTTAGAGTATTGGACTTAGAATAATGGAGGGGCAATCCGACTGGTGACGGAAGCGCTCTTGAAAAGCGTCGAGGCCTAATAAGCCCTTGTGGGTTCAACTCCGACCCCCTCCGCCAGATAAAAGTTAATGAAGTACGCACACTGCTATAGATGAGGGGTAGTGATTCGATACTACCATTTTAAAGTTGTCTACTTGCCCGTCCGAAAAAGACGCGGAAAACTATTAGAGAAAGAGGTTCAAATCCTCGGGACTGGTAGACAGCTTTAAAATGGTAGTAAATATTGGGATGGCCGAGAGGTTAGGCAGTTGACTGCAAATCTTCCTACACCAGTTCGAATCTGGTTCCCAATTCTCAATTCTTAACTCTCAATTACAAGGAAAACAAATGTCAGAGAATATTTTAGATGATATTAAAGTATTGGAATCAATGTGTTTTGCTATTGAGAAAAGGCTTCCTAGAATGTTCTCAAATAATTACGAGACAGTAGAAAGCAGGACACGTTTAGAGCTTTATGGTGTTAGATGTAAACTAGCAAGTATCTCTGAGTTTGCAAAACAACACAGTGTAAAATATACGGAAAATTAGGCTAGAGGTAAACCGAGTGCTTCATACGCACTTCTCCCAAGTTCGACCCTTGGATTTTCCACCAAATAATGGCCTCCTAGCTCAATTGGAATAGAGCACCTCGCTACGGACGAGGAGGTTGGGGATTCGAATTCCTCGGAGGTCACCAAATAATTCCGGACTAGCTCAGTGGTAGAGCAGTGTGTTGATAACGCATTGGTCACTGGTTCAAATCCAGTGTCCGGAACCAAAGAATTCTAAGATGTGGCCGTATTGTAACGGTAGCAACCTCTCTTGTGACGTGAGTAGTATGGGTTCAAGCCCCATCGGCCACCTCTTAGAGTTTTAAAAGATTAAATGCAGGTAAGCTCAAGGTGAGACGCCAGCCTTCCAAGCTGCGCTGAGTGGAGTTCGACTCTCCCTACCTGCTCCAAATTAATAGTCGGTTAGCTCAGTGGCAGAGCGCTTGTCCTACAAACAAGAAGTCGAGATCTCGGAACTCTCACCGACTACCAAGGAGCTTTAGCTGATGTGGTCATAGCGGCGGTTTGAAGAACCGTTGAAACTGGTTCGATTCCAGTAGGCTCCACCAAGGATATAACAATGTTTAATACGTTTTTTATTAGTGATACCCATTTTGGACACAAAAATAGCCTTAGTTTTCTACGCTCTGATGGAGTTACGAAACTAAGGCATTTTTCTTCGGTTGAAGAAATGGATGAAACTATGGTGAAAAATTGGAATGAAAAAGTATCCCCAAAGTCAAAAGTCTATCATCTAGGGGATGTTGCTATGAGCCATAAAGAACTGCCTATTCTAGGTAGACTTAATGGTGAAAAAATACTTATCAAAGGCAATCATGATACTGGTAAGCTATCACAGTACATGAAATATTTTAAAGATGTGCGTGGAAGTCACCAGATTGATAAGTTGCTACTTACTCATATTCCAGTCCACAGATTAAGTATTGGAAAGCATAGAGCTAATATTCATGGGCATACCCATGATAACATAGTTAGGCATGAATTTCCGCCATATGAGCACGATGAAGCATATCTATGTGTATGTGTAGAACAAATCAATTATACACCTATTTCACTAGCAGAAATTAATGAGATACTAAAAAATAGATCTTGATTTTATAAGTATATTAGTGTATAATAGTATTTTAAGTCGAGGAAAAACTGCAATATTTAACTACTACCGATTCGCATAGCGGCGATTGCATTGGTCTCCAAAACCAACGACGTAAGTCCACAGGGGTTCGAGTCCCTTATCGGTAGCCCTATATTAACTTTCTAACAACAAAAGGCAATAGAATGAAAATTTACTTTGGACAAATTACTGGTGAATACCTTGAATCTCGCGTAAAAGATAATGTTACTATGTTTATGCATGAAGGTAGGGCGTATGAGTACGCACTAGATATTAACTCAGACTATATAACAATTACTGATACAATTGGCCGTACAATTCCATTTGATATGAATGATATTGGTAGTTTGTGCAGTGCACTAATACCTGTAATCGAGATCGCACATGCAACTAAAGAGTATAATGCACTGTGCGAAAGAATTGAGAATACTAATATTGTATGCGTATAGCACTAACAAATATTAATCCACTAAAAGATTTAATTGATATTCTTCCAGAAGTTGCGAAACCACTTCTGGAAGAAGATTTGTCGCGTATATCTTTGATGTTATCAGCAGGAGGTGTTATTTGCGAAACTGAGGATGAAGTTGTGGATGCACTAAGACTCTTAGAAGAGTTAAAGGTAGTAGAACTATCTTACTTACCAAATAATACAATATCTATAAGGAAACTAATATGAAACAAGTAGTAAAAGAAAAAGAATCGCATAAGGGGTTCAATAAGTGCGATTTTAGCATTAAAGCCCGCGCGCATGATAAAAAGGGGAATCTTATTTGGAAACAGGCATAATGCTATACCTAATTTTTGCACTAGCAACATCATTAACTGCCCTAATTATTCTCATTAGGCCCGTTTTAAAGCTAATTGAAAAGGATCATCCATTAAGTGTAGTTATACAAAATAAGTTTATAACGTATTTTACGTTCTTTATACTTACTATGTTAGCCGCACCCCTATTGATTATAATTACAATTATTCCAGATTTGGGTGAGCGTTTTAAAGTATCTCTTGAAGAATCTTTAAGCGCAGTATGACCACACTTGACTTCTTTGCTTAATCTTGCTATAATATATTTTTAAATGATGAAAAAGGAAATAAAATGAAGATTATGAACTTTACCTATACTAAACCTGATGGTAAAACTAGTAAGCGTACATTCGTATCTATTCGTTCACCATTCACAGATTATTTTGGTGTAGATATTAGCGAATTGAGTGAAGAGGATCAAGCTATCTTTACTGCTGAAATGCAGAGTATTGAAGATGCTAAAACTAATGCTATTAATGAACTAATGGCGGAGTTTGATGTAAAAAATAACTACCGTAAGTTTCTAGCAGAACGTATGTCTGATATTTCAGTAGAGGATATCTAATATCCTCAGTAAATGGTTGTAAACATTAAAGTAAGGCGCTCAAGACGCGGAGTGCAAATCTCCGCCAGATCCACCAGTAAGTGTACTAAATAGTATACTTACTAATGGGTCTGATCTAGTTTCGATTGGGTGAGATAGGATAAATGCAACCCGCTATGTAAAGCGTTAAAACAAAAAACTATAAACGCAAACGATGAAGTTTACGCTTTAGCTGCTTAAGCTAAAGTAAGGTTCCGGCTCTCTCCCTTATTACCAAATAGAGAGCCAATACATATGGGTATTAGTAATACTCATATGTATTAGCCCTGCTAGTTAAATGGTATAACACCTGCTTTGTAATCAGGTATCGGCAGTTCGATTCTGTCGCGGGGCACCAGAAAACCGTAGTGAACTTGGCTACATCTATTGGTTGAGAACGTAATTAAGCTGGATGCTAATAATTTTTTAAGGAAAGAGGTATGTACCCAAGAGATAAATACGGCAGCTATAAGGTGACGCATAAGTGGATAGAAGCATGGCGTGGCCATACATATGGGTTCGTGGAGAACGAACTTCGTGAGTATGAGGATGGGGAGGTGCGCGTTCATGCTAGCAACGTGGTTCATATATTTGACCACCCCAGAATGGCCGCTATACACGAGGTTTTCCTGATAGCTCAGGATGAGTTGAAATCTTTTATTAGATAGAAAAAATCACCGAAACCAACAAAACTATGCAGGAGAACGAGATGGCGTTTGACGATATACCAGAAGATAAAGAACTCAGTTTTAAATGTGACTGTGGTGGAAACATTAAAAAGCGCAACGGAAAGTGGGAGTGCGACTCCTGTGACTGGAGATGGGGTTGTGGTGAGTGTGTACGAGTAAGTGACCTTATTTACGCGCACAATCATGATTAACTCATGGTCTAGTGGTGGCGCTGATTACTCTACACGTTCTGGAATTGATATATTGAAGTGCACTACCTCAGATAGTTCACGAATGGCAGTACCATCCAATAACACGGAAGAAAACACGCTAAAGCAGATCGCAGACATTGCACACTGTGGTGGCCTTGCCGGGTTGACCGAGGTGGAGGCGCTGATCGCTGTACGGCGATTGACACTGATATATTTGGACAAGGGGCGCAACACTGACGCGATGACAATGGACACGCTTGCAGCGTTAAGGGCGTCGAAAGCGGCTGGTAACTAACGCTGAATAGACACCAGAAAAAGTCTTGACATTCTTTCTGACTTCTTATATAATTTGTTCATAATGTAGTCAAACAGCGAAGAAGGAAATAAAATGAAAAAGAAACCTGTATTAGCATTAAAGTTCCTTGAGTTGCGTGATGAGCTTCAGGATGTCTGTGAAGAAATCACTGCAGAAATAAACAGAGGTAACACAGATCTAGCACTGTTGATGCTCGGGCGCAATAAGGCCGAACAGGTAGGTAAGCGAGTACCAGGTCCAGTGGGAACTGAGGAGATGCAAGCAGTATTGACATTTGTGGGAGCCAGATTCGACCTTGAAGTAGCTATTTAGCACAGTGAGAAATTACAGAGAGAATAAAATAAAATGAAATGGGTAAAAGATACCGCGAAGCATTCAATCGGTGAAGTATTGTTTCTTGGACCATGGAACGTTGGGAGTATTAACTATAACCGTCTCTGGTCTAAGGGCGACGTAGTGAAATACATCTCTGTATGTAAATTGCCGGGCTTCGAACGGCGTGGAGAATTCCGGTTTAAGAAGGACGCAAAAGTAGCAGTTGAGTCTGCCGTCAAGTATTGGTTAAGCCAATTGCCACAATAGTAAAAGGGAACTAGAAATCATTATATGAAAAATAAACTTGTAGGATAACGAATGAAGATGGTTACTGTTGCTGCGCTGTACGTTGAGACTTCTGGGGCCTATTTTGGGCTAGAGGGTGTTGACCCTTGGGATGAATCGAGAGATGCCAGAAAATATAACGGCCCGTATCCAGTAGTAGCGCACCCTCCTTGCCAGCGATGGGGTAAATTCTGGGCTGGAAGTCCACTATGGATTGCTAGAACGGGGGAACGCAAGATAAAAGGCGATGATGGTGGTTGTTTTGCCGCAGCATTGAATAGCGTTTACCGATTTGGTGGAGTGCTAGAGCATCCGTGGGGGAGCCATGCTTGGCCACATTTTGGCCTTACTGTGCCGTCTCGCTCAGGTGGTTGGGTAAAGGCCGATGACTTTGGCGGGTGGACATGCTGTGTTGAACAGGGAAAATACGGCCACTATGCGCGGAAGCCTACGCTATTATATGCAGTTGGCACGGATTTGCCAGAGCTTCTGTGGGGAAAAAGTGAGGCGGTATTTCCACAGTGGGCGATAGATAAATACGGTATAGAAAAATGCAGGCGGATAGGTGAATTAGGGTTAAAGGGGGGCGGGACTAACAGCACTGTGAGAATCCATACACCGACTGAGTTTAGAGACCTGCTGCTAGGAATGGCTAGGAGTGTAGGCAATAGGGGAATAAAATGACAGATATATCCAAGAGTAGCAAATGGCAGCCTATAGAAACTGCCCCAAAAGATTGTAGGATTCTAGTGGGTAAAGTTGGAGATCCGTGGGTATATCCTGCATGGTGGGATGCCTACCGTAATAACTGGGCCTTGGCAGATTTTCCCCTGGATTATTATTTGACACCTACTCACTGGATGGAGTTCCTTGACCCTCCTCAGGAAGATTAAAGCTGGAACTACACAAGGAGAATGAAATGGATTTACTACTTGCGCTACTCATCTGGTTTCTCTTGTCGATACCAGTGGCCTTGTTTATTGGTTGGTTTATTAGCTCCGGAACAGACGAATGAACCAATCGTGGCAATCAAAATTTGTGGACTTAGCACACTTAGTGGGGTAGTGGTCGAAAGACCCAAGCACTAAGGTTGAGTGCTGCGTTATCAACGAAGCGAATCGCATGCAATAGGCGATTTGGGACTAGAGATCCCATCGGCCTTATAGAAAATGACTAGTAAAATCGAGAGATCCAGCATGAGGCTGGTTGGTTATGGGAGTGGGTAAGCTACGTCCTTTAGAGCGTGGTAGTTGACTACACTACAATTTTACAAAGGGATTTACAAATGAACACTTCGACGATGTGGTTAGGTCAGGTTACTACCATTGATTGTGCTTTTATTATGGAAGATGGAAATGTTTTGGGAGCTTCGTATAACCCAAAATTCACTGTCTCTGGATCAATCGACAATGAAGAACAAGTTGTCGAAGATTTTTCTTCCATTAAAAAGAAATTGAAGAGTCAGATTGACGACAAAGAGACTGGATTTGACCATAAGTTAATCATTTCTAATCGATCTGGTATTATTTCAACGAAGTTAGTTGGACATACCTATGTTATTAAAACGAAGATGTTTGAGATCAGAGTTCCAGATAATGGGGTTCGGTTCATAGAAGAAGATCTCGAAAAGAATTCGTTTGATACCTTCACAATTGCACTGGAAGAATATCTGAATAAGTTGAACCCAACTCTTAAGATTAAATGTTTCAATACAACTGACATCGAAGGAATGCCTGGTCAAAATAATAGAAACGTATTTTATTTCTCCTATACCCATGGATTGAAGAACTCTTCTTCGTTTGGATGTCAGACTTTACATGGTCATCTGTCTTATTTGGCGGTTGCATCTGTTCCCATTTCAAATGATGAAGTAGTTGAGTTTGGAAAAACAATTAAAAAGGTTGTAGATAAATTTGACAATACAATGTTCATTTGGTCTAGCAATTGGGATGAATTATCAAAGACTGTCACATATGAAAGCAAGTGTAGGGGAACTATTCAAATTAAGATTATTTCGGACGATGCAAAATATCAAATCATTGACACTGAAACCACAGTTGAAAACCTTACCAACTTTTTTGTAGAACAAATAAAGGCCGAGTGCTTGACAGACGGGCTGGACGTAAACAAAATCTCGTCTATATACGTTTCTGAGGGCTTGACTAAGGGTGCAATGTACGAAAATACAAATGTCTGAGATTACGCAAAGAAAAACGAGCTAGAGTAAGTCAAACATTAAAAAAGACGCAGTAAACATGTCAAAACGGGTAAGCCACGAGCAGAAACCTAGTCCTTTCTTAAAAGCCCTAGGTTTCTGCTCGTGGCTTTTCATATAAAAATAACATGGAGTTTTCAATTTGAACGTAATTAAACGTGACGGATCGGTACAACCTCTTGATTTAACTAAAATTCATAATGTCCTAGAATGGGCATGTAGTGGCGCCAACGACGACGGCCTCACCCCCATTAGAGGTGTCTCCGTATCCCACATAGAAATGCAGGCACAAATACATTTCTATAATAGGATGAAAACAAGTGAGATACACTCACTTCTGATAAAAGCAGCATCCGATTTGATTTCTGAAGATACACCAAACTATGACCACGTAGCAGCAAGACTGGTTTGGTTTGCAGTTCGTAAAGAAGCATTTGGCACTAATATGCCCCCGCACCTACGAACAGTCTTAAATCGTAACATTGAATCTGGGTTCTACTCGGGTGATGTGCTACAGTACTATAACGATGAAGAAATAGACGAACTCAATTCAATGATCGACCACCGTAGAGATGATCTATTTAGATATGCTGGCGCTGAACAGATGCGCAAGAAATACTTAGTACAAAATAGAAAGACTAGGAAGATATATGAATCTTTCCAGTTTCCATATATCATGGTTGCTGCTACGCTATTTGCACGTTATCCGAAAGAATCTCGAATGATGTGGGTTAAGAAATTCTATGATTTAGCAAGTCAACATTATATTTCATTGCCCACGCCAATCATGGCTGGTATGAGAACTCCAGTAAAACAATTCTCATCTTGTACAGTAATTGATAGTGGAGATTCGCTGTTATCTATAAATTCCACTGCTTCCGCTATTGTTGAATATGCATCTAAGAAAGCAGGAATTGGTATCAATGTTGGACGTATTCGTGGTGTTGGACAATTAGTCAATAAAGGCACGGCAGTTACTACTGGGGTCATTCCTTTTGCAAAGTATTTTAATGCCGCTCTTAAATCATGTTCACAGGGGTCAGTTCGTGGTGCATCTGCTACAGTGTCGTACCCAGGTTGGCATATTGAGTTTGAGAGCTTGATTGAGCTTAAGAACAACAAAGGTACAGAAGAAACACGAATTAGAACCATGGATTATTCGGTTGCATTAAATGGATTCATGTATGAACGACTTGTAACTGGTGGCAATATTACTTTATTCAGCCCAGAAGAATTACCAGATTTATACGACGCCTTCTATAGCAATGACACTGAACTTTTCAAAACTTTGTATGAAAAATACGAAACGTCTCCAAAGGTCACTCGTAAAAGTATCCCAGCAATGGAATACTTTTCCAAGTTGATGAATGAACGATTTGAGACTGGTCGAATCTACATCTTTAATGCTGATAATGTTAATAAGCAAACTCCATTTTATGAGAACATTTTCTTATCTAACCTATGCCAAGAAATCTGTCTCCCAACTGCCCCAATGGGCGATGATGAATCCCTTATTGCTCTATGTACTTTAGCCGCTGTTAATGTGGGTAAATTCAGTAAAGAAATGACAGAGTCACAGATTGATATTCTTAGGGATTGTTGTCAAGTGTTAAACAGAGGACTGGACGAGCTACTATCATATCAAGATTATATGAACGATGCTGCTCGACGTCACACCGAACGATATCGTCCACTTGGAATAGGTATTATTGGATATGCACACTGGTTAGCTAAGGGTCGAATGACATGGGGGTCAGACGAAGCACTGTTAGAAACCGATAAGTTGATGGAGCGTATTGCTTATTATCTAACAGAATCGTCAATCAGTCTTGCGGAAGAACTAGGAAGTATTGATGTTCACACTCGATACCATGATGGCATTTTCCCTAAAGATGTCAGTATGGGGCCTGTACAAACTAGAATGGATTGGGTTGCATTGAAAACTCAAGTACTCAAATATGGTATTCGTAACGCAACTTTAATGGCACTAATGCCATGTGAAACAAGTTCACAACTATCTAACGAAACATCTGGATTTGAACCGCCAAGAAGTCTAATCACCATCAAAGGCTCTAAAGAGGGTGTATTGCCACAAGTTGTTCCAGAATTTAGCAAACTGAATAACGTATATGAGACTCTATGGAATGTCGATGTTCGAGATTATCTTAAAACAGTTGCAGTAATGCAACGTTGGGTTGACCAATCAATCTCAGCAAATACCAGTTATAACCCATCCCGTGGTGAAATTACTATGAGTTGTCTTATTTCTGACCTATTGTTTGCTTATCAGTCTGGAGTGAAAACGTTATACTATTCAAACACATATGATGGATCCGGGGATGATATGTTAGAAGATGGTGGATGTGAAAGTGGTGCATGTAAACTCTGACTTGACTTATCAGGTAATTTAGCGTATAATTAAACTTTATGGAGTTACTAATGACCACTTTTCAACCAGTTCTATCAATGAATGTTCACCCCGACAAGTTATTCTTTGGCGAGAGTGGACATGGCATCTGTCGTTACGATACAATACGTTATCCAATCTTGGACAAAATTGACGAGAAGATGAAATCCTTTTTTTGGCGTCCACAGGAAATTGACTTTTCTCAAGAGAAACGTAGTTTCGGTAATATGACAGATGCCGAACAGTTCATCTTTACATCTAATCTTAAACGACAAATCCTACTAGATTCGATCCAGGGAAGGGCACCAGCTCTCACTTTCTTGGAACACTGCACTGATCCGACATTAGAAAATGCTATTCTAACATGGTCATTTTTCGAGTCTATCCACAGTGCAAGTTATACTTACATCTTACGGGCTATCTATCCAAACCCTGCTGAAGTGGTTGACGATATGCCCAATATTCGGCCAATAGTGGATTGTGCACATGATATCACCAAATCGTATGATCGTTTACGTAATAATCCAAACAAAGAAAATCTTTATCTTGCGTTAATTTCTGCAAATGCACTTGAAGCCATTAGGTTCTATGTTTCTTTTGCATGTACGTTTGCATTCATGGAACGAGGAATGGTTGAAGCATCGGCTAAGACTATCAAGATGATTGCTCGTGATGAGAACATGCATCTTGTTTTAGTTCAGCACATCCTAAAACTACTACCGCAAGATGACCCAGAGTTTGTGCAAATCATCGGTGACAATCGAAAGAATGCAACACAGATTTTCATGGCGGCAGCAGAACAAGAAAAAGAATGGGCAAGGTATTTGTTTGAGAATGGAACGATGTTAGGTTTGAACGAGAAAATTCTGTCAAATTATATTGACTACTTGTTACCTAGACGTATGAAGGCAGTGAAATTAGTGGATAGCATCCCACGAATTGAGCATCCTTTACCCTGGATTGAAAAGCATTTCACTAGCGAAAATTCACAGGTGGCTCCACAGGAAGTAGAGTTGTCTAGTTATCTAGCATCCTCTGTGAGGAATGATTTGGGCGATCTTAATTTGCAAGACCTTTGGGTACAATGATAGTATTGTGGAGTGAATATGACACCTAAAACATATATGAAGAAACCGGAGTTCATCGAGGCGCAACAGTTTCTAAATGATGACAATAGTAATTCATTGCTAAATTGGATTAATACAAGTCTACTTACTGGTGCAAAATTTAAGAGTGGAGGCCATTCAGAATTGGTAAATGAGGTTCTACTCATCCCAACTTTGTATGGGTACTATATTGCTAAGATAAGTGATTGGGTTGTTAGAGATGTACAGGGTAACTTTTTAGTATATACCAATGATACTTTTAACAAGCTATTCGAAGAAGTTAAACTTTATTCATAATGAGACGTATCTCATACTCCAATTAAGCATATACTAAGATTAGCTGTTTATTAAGAACTCCTAATTTAGCATTAAAAAAATTATACTTGATTTCTTTTATTAAAGAGCGTATAATATTATTTGTAGTCGCGTAGTAAACAATTTATTTTAACTAAAACAAAGGAAAGAATATGGCATGGGATGATGAAGGTAAGGCACGGGTAATTGCAGCGTACAAAGCAGCCGGCCCAACCCCTGAAAATAGCACAGAAATTATTAAAGATATTGCAGAAGAAGAGAACCAGTCGCCTAATGGTGTACGCATGATTTTGGTTCAAGCCGGGGTATATGTGAAGAAAGAAACTGCTTCCGGTACAACTAAGAAAGAGGGTGATGCTCCCAAACGTGTAAGCAAGGAGTCTCAAATTGATGCGCTTCGTAAAGCAATAGAAGATAAAGGTGCAAATGTTGACGAGGAGATCCTTTCCAAACTAACAGGTAAAGCAGCAGCATATTTCCTAGAAGTTCTGCAAACTAAATAAAATTAAGGGGCGGCTCAGGTCGCCCCTTAATGTCTCTGGGGGAAACATGAACTGGAAAAGGCTTATAAGCGTTACCCTTATCTCATTTATATGGGTAGTACTAGACGGTATAAAAGGCAACCCTCATAACTATGAGCTAGCACTATTAGCCGGATTTGTTGCAACTTGGGTAGGAGAAAAGAATGGCTGTTAGAAGGAATAAAGAAGATGAACATCTTGATGATGCAAGTATAGAAGCAGCAATTAAACTTCTAGAGGATAAAGCCACTAAGAAACTTGTTTGTGCGAAATTAAATATTTCGTACAATGTTGCACGCCTAGATAAAATTATTGAAACCTACAAACTTAAGAAGATTGATGATGCACGTAGACGTGCAGAAAAACGTGGAAAAGCAGCAACACAGGATGAAATACAGCATATAATTACAGAGTATCTAGAAGGTGCCACACTAGAGAACATTAGTAAAACACTATATCGTGGAACATCCTTTATTAAATCTGTTCTAAATGATTATGCTGTTCCTATTAGGAATACCTCTCAGGATTATTTTAATCCAGCACTTATCCCGGACGGCGCAGTTCGCGAACGGTTCGCAGTTGGCGAAACTGTATATTCTGCTAGGTATGATTCACTAGCTAAAATTCGTAATGAGATCAAGCAAAAAGAAGGATATGTTTATGGTATCTACTTAGTATCTGATAAGTGGAGAGAAAACGCATATCAACCAGCATGGGAACTAGCCTCTTTAGAGAGGTTACGTGAGGTTGGAATTAAACTGTAATATAAGTATCAGGAGATACACATCAGCAGAGGTACATAATGAAAGACTATAAACTTGTAGAGACGAAAAGGGCATCTTACTTTAAAAAGAAAGTAAGTAAGCCCCTTTTAATTATGATAACCCTAGCAGTATTTGGAATTGGTATTCCTATTACTGCTCATAAAGAGGAGCCACTACCACATCCTGTGGCTCCAATAGTTCACGTAGACACATCAGCCGCGCTAATATCTTGGATTAGATCTCATAATCCAAAAATATCAGATAAAACCGCAAGAGCAATACTAAGTAGTAGTACGTATTGGGCAAGTATCCGTGGACTAGATCCACTTTTAGTATTATCCCTAATTAAAATCGAATCTAGGTTTAATGTCTTTGCAGTATCAAACTCTAATGCGTTAGGATTAATGCAGTATATCCCACGATGGCACAAAGAAAAAATAACACAAGAAACCAATCCTTTTGACATTAATAGTAATATTAGTATAGGTACTCTTATTCTAAAGGAGTACCTAGATAAACATGGTACAGTAGAGAAAGCTCTATTAAAATATAATGGTGCTCTTAATAATCCAAATAATTATGCCTCAAATGTACTTAAAACCAGAAAAGAACTTAAAGAATATTTAAATAGGCAGGTAATTTAAATATACCTGCGCCAACCTTAACAAGTTCAATCTAATAAAGAGTTACGTGTATGACAATAATTGAAGAACTAGAAAGACTATGTAAACAGTGCACTTTAATAGACGAAATAGTAGTAGCAAGAACTATAGAAGCTATAAATGCAGCCAAAGATGCTTTAGAATCATGCCACGAGTATGAAGATAATATTGTAGATGCACCTTTTTATCCTCAAACTAGACAACAATATAACAGAGAGAGTGTGAAGTTAGCGCTAAAACTATTAAATGAGTGATTCAGAGGTTCTATACGAGAAAATCCTATTTGAGAATGAAGCCAAAGGATTTCAACTAAGATTAGTAGTAAATGAGTTTAAGGATATACAGTATCTACATATTAGAAAGTATTTTCTATCTTTTGAAGATGGGTATGTACCATCAAAAGAGGGTATAAGTATGGCTGCTAGTATTTCTAATATCTATGCACTTCTTGATGGGTTAATTGAAATATGCTCTCATGAAGAAGGAGTTGATGCTATAGCAACACATTTTGCACAAAAAATTAAGGACTTGACTTTACTAGCCAATTAGAGTATAATATACTTTTAATGGAGAATAATATGACTAGACAAGAGGCAGCTATTGTATCAGCGTACACAGGGATCCTAATAGGTAAATTCTCAGATCTACACAGGTACATTGAAACTCTATTAGATAGGCCAGTATTTACGCACGAACTAGCGGATGATAGTTTATTTGACAAGATTAAAGCTAAAGCAAAGAAAGATTTTATATCTTTGGAGGTAAAATGAAGAAGTGCTTTGAACTTGAACAAGAGATACTAGACTGCTGGGGCATTGTTGATGATATTGATATTCTTTTAAGTGGTATTAAGGATAAAGATATACCAATTAATAATATTTGTAATATCTTAATTGGTCTACGAGATTTATATACTTTGAGATTCGAAAAGGCACTTGAAACACTTAAAGAAGGAATAAATAAATGACCCTAACGCAATACTTAGATAATTGCTCTCGCCACTATTATAATGGGGATCCCATTATTAGTGACGAGGTTTTTGATCGTCTAGCAGATAGTATTGGATACTCTAAGATCGGGGCAAAACAGCATGAGCATATTCAAAAGCACTACTATCCTCTTTATTCCCTACAAAAGTTTTATGAGGGGGAAGGTAAAGTTAACCCCCTAGAAGGGGAGAAGGACGTATCTATCTCCCCTAAGCTTGATGGTGCTGCTATTTCTATCCTGTATGTTAATGGAGAGCTAGTACGTGTCCTTACTCGTGGCGATGGTATAGAAGGTACGGATATAACTGATAAGTTTATTGGTTCTACTCTAATACCACAGACGCTACATCATAGTGGAGTACTGCAAATTACTGGAGAAGTTGCAGCTCCGGCAGTAGTACCCAATTCCCGCAACTATGCTGCAGGTGCTTTAAATCTTAAAGATCGCAATGAGTTTAAAACTCGTAGTGTAGAAGTATTTGTATACGGTATGCAGCCAACATACAATGAGACTTACAACGAAGATATAGCAATGCTTAAACGCATGGGTTTCAATACAGTAAAAGATGATCTAATTACTGAAATCTATCCTACAGATGGTGTAGTATTTCGTGTAAATAATAATAAACGCTTTGCTGAGCTAGGGTATACTTCACTATTCCCTAGGGGTGCTTATGCACTTAAGACTAGAGGAGAAGCTGTTGAGACTACTATATTAGATGTAGTATGGCAGACGGGTAAATCTGGTAAAGTAACTCCAGTAGCAATACTTGAGCCAGTGTATATTGGCGACAAATTAGTAAGTAAAGCTACACTTAATAATCCGGGGTTTATTGAAATGCTGGATATTCAAATAGGTAGTAAAGTAGGAGTAATTCTTGGAGGAGAGATCATACCATGCATTGTCCACAAGGTAGAGTAAAATGAAAGAAAAACTTATATGGATGTATAATCGCAGTATTAACGACCTTAATCAAGAGCATTATGGAATGCCCATAGTATCTTGGATAATATATTTAGAATTGGATCATGTATGAAATATTGGATTGCAGCAATAGTACTAGCATTAGTACTCTCAGTATCAATTAAGTCAGAAGCAGCAATTAAGCGTTCTGCTACTCAAAAACATCACTTTATGTTAAAAAACCCATGCCCCTCTACTTTAGCACATGAAAAGTATTCCTGCCCAGGTTATGTAGTAGATCATATTATACCTTTAGCTTGTGGTGGTGCAGATACCCCTGATAATATGCAGTGGCAAACTATTGAAGAAGGTAAGGCAAAGGATAGATGGGAGCGCAAAGGATGCAAATGAAAATGTTTAGATTTAAAGATAAGGATAAAGAAGTTAATGTAATAGCTGAAACCGAAACAGAAGCAAGAAAGAAAGCCAAACTAAGTAAGGATGCAGTATTTGTAGAAGCATTTACGTTAAACGAGGATTGGTAATAAGGGTTAGATAAAGGGATAAAAATAAAATGCGCTTTATAGAATATATTGAGGACTTTGTGCCAGAGGATACGGACGCACCCTCTTATAGTACATATCCACAGACAGGAATTTATAGAACCAAGAGTAATATGTATTACTTAGTTAATAAAGAAGCATACTCAGTTACCTTTATAGGTAATACATTAAACTTTAGTACAGATAGAAAAGAGACTAGTAATATTAATGAGGACTTCGTTCTAAAGTTAATAGCCGTAACCAGTAGTCCTGTATTAGCAACGCAACTAATTAAAGTAAACTAATAACATATCAACCGATATTGCAACATCTTAAGCCGCGTTATTTTAGCGCGGCTTTTTTACATCTTGACTTATCTGATCTAAACTGATAAAATATTATTTTAAATGGGAGAATAATCATGAATAACAAAGCATTCAAAAAATTAGCTAAAGAAGCAGGTTTCGTATTTTTGGATAACAAATCAAAAGATGCAAATATTGATTGGTCTTCTGACTATACAGAGGAACTTAAAAAGTTTGCAAAACTTATTGTAACCAAAGAACGTGATAAAGCTCGTAGAGATAGAATCTTTGATGAAGCGTGGTCAAAATGAAAGAGCATACCTTGAGCCTTAGTAGTTTGAAGAATATGTGACAGTGGCATAGAAAAAACTAGTCTTGACTATCTTTGCTTATTAATGTATAATATTATTTTACAGTCAAGTAAAAGATAAAATAATGAGCAGAAATAGAATGGCAAATGCAAGAAATATGTACCAAGGATCTGATCTAAAAGTACTATGTGTATGCTCGGCTGGGCTGCTTAGAAGCCCAACTATGGCACGCCTACTTCATCGTAACTATGATAATGTAAATGCACGTCCAGTAGGCTTTTCCACAGAGTATGCACTTATTCCTATGGAGCCGGTGCATCTATTTTGGGCAGAATTAGTACTATGTGCAGATGACGATGCTTTTAGCGTAGTAAATCAGCAATTGCAAGAAACAGGCTTTGATAGAGATGTGTATAATCTAGGTATTCCTGATAATTATGACTTTGGGGATAAAGTACTAGAAGGTATTATCCAAGCCAAGTTTGACCAAATTCAGGAATTAAAAGACCAATGTTTAGTACAGAACAATTAGATGTAGTAAAAGACTTTATCAAAGAAAGCTCAGATGACTCCAAGATTTACTTTGGGGCAGATTCTGAAAGGTTCAAAAAAGATGGAAAGTGGTTTGCTCGTTACACAGTAGTAGTGGTCGTCCACAAAGATGGTAAACATGGCGCTAAAGTATTTGGATACTCTGAGTCGGAACCTGATTATGATAAGAAGTTCAATAGGCCATCTTATAGAATGATGAATGAAGTATACAAAGTATCAGAGCTCTTCTTAGAACTAACAGATACTATAGGGAACAAACATTGCGAAATTCATTTAGATATCAATCCTAACGAATTACATGGTTCTTCATGCGCTTTGCATCAAGCAATTGGGTATATTAAAGGGGTGCATGGAATTAACCCAAAAGTTAAACCAGAGGCATTTGCAGCAAGTTATGCCGCAGATAAAGGAAATTGGTAATGAAGGACTGCCCATTTTGCGGAAAGAAAGTAGATTTAGATGACCCGGATACACTCTATCCTAATGGCATTGGGTGGAAATTTAATGAAGAGCTACAATGTCGCACGTATCATAAGCTTAGTGAAGTACCAAAAGAGCAGTGGTGCTATTCGCTACATTGCTCTGTAGGTTGTGGTGCAGAAATGCATGGAGATACACGAGAAGAAGCAATCGAAAAGTGGAATAAGAGGAAATAAAAATGAAACTAAAAAATATGGTAATTGGTGATAAAGTTGAGCGTAAGAAGGATATTAGGTATTTTGTTACAGTAACCCACATAAATGAAGATGAAAATAGTTTTTCTGGCGTAGTTGTACATGCTGATAATGATGCCCCCTATGAAGATGGTGACTTTGTTGAGGGTATGCATCCCAAGTACTTTAAATCAGTATCAATTCATTAAGCATCAAAAAAATTAGTCTTGACTTTAATGCCTAAACCCTGTATAATATCTATATACACTGAGAGATCGCTAAGAGAAGATGAAAATACAAATTCCTACTAATTGCCCCTGCTGCGAGTACCCCTTGATCAAGGTGAACGACCAGCTCTTCTGCCGTAATACTGCGTGCTCAGCGCAAGTCAACGGAAAGTTACAGCACTTCGCTAAGACTTTGGGCATTAAAGGACTTGGTGAAAAGAGTATAGAAAAATTAAATCTCTCAGATCTGACCGAGTTGTTCTATCTTGATCCAGTAGAAACTGGAAGGCTACTAGGAAGCGAGAAAGTAGCCCTTAAACTACTGGATGAAATCGAAAGAGCAAAATCGGCATCTTTAGCAACAGTACTAGCATCTTTTTCTATTCCCCTTATTGGGAATTCTGCTAGTAATAAAATAGCTCCACTAGTAAGTAATATTGATGATATAACCTTGGAGATATGTAAAAAAGCAGGACTTGGGGAAAAAGCAACAGCCAATCTTATGGATTGGATTAACACGGAGTATCAAGAGTTAAAAGAATTTTTACCTTTTTCTTTTGAAACTCCATGCAGTAAGCCAGTAGATGTAAATGCAAAAACAGTATGCATTACTGGAAAATTAAAGTCCTTTAAAACTAAAGCGGAAGCAACAAATATTCTAATAAATGCTGGTTTTAGGGTAGTAGAAAATATAACAAAAACAACCAACTACCTAGTTGATGAGGACAATAAAAATAGTTCTAAGCGAAAAAAAGCTGACGAATATGGTATCACAATCATAACAAATCTTCTTGATTTGATTTAATATAAATTATAAAGGCAATAAAATGACTGAAAAGACAAAGAAATGGACTGACGAAGCTGTTACAACCTTGAATAATATTGTAGGCTCTGAGTCCCCCGTATCTGTAGCTACTGTTGAGAAAGCAGCTGAGGCTCTAGGATTTAGCGTTCGTTCCGTAGCATCTAAGCTACGTACTCTGGAACATACTGTTGCTTCTATGGCTAAAGAGAAAGTATCTGCATTCTCCGAAGATGAAACAACTGAACTAATTAGTTTCGTTAACTCTAACGCCGGTAAGTATACCTACAAAGAAATTGCTGAAGCCTTTGCTAATGGTAAGTTCAACGCTAAACAAATTCAGGGCAAGGTTCTCGCTCTGGAGTTGACTGGCGCAGTTAAAGCAACTGAGAAAGTTGAAGTTCAACGTAATTACACTGAAGAAGAAGAAGCAAAGTTTATTTCTATGGCTGAAAGTGGTAAGTTCATCGAAGAAATAGCTGATGCTCTTGGTAAGAAACTTTCTAGTGCTCGTGGTAAGGCTCTTTCACTGTTGCGTTCTGGCGCTATTACTAAGATTCCAGCGCAGAAAGAAAGCCATGCTAAAGATGTGGTTGATCCTGTAGACACACTTGGTAAGGCTCTTGCTGGTATGACTGTAGCTGAAATTGCTAAGGCAGTTGATAAGACAGAGCGTGGTATCAAAACCCTACTTACTCGTCGTGGTATTGACTGCGCTGACTATAAAGGGTCTGAGAAAAAGGCCAAAGCAGAAGCCAAAGAAGCTAAGGCAGCTTAATTAAGTAAATGAGAAGGGCAGAGAGTTTTGAAAGACTCCTGCCCCTTTTTTCTATGGATAGAGTATAATGAAAGTAAAAATTGAATACCATGATAATGAGTCTTTCCTAATAGAAGAAGTAATAAAAAACGCAAAAAATAACTATGGTAATTCAGTTAAGGTGGAAGTTGGTCCTGAATCCTCGTCTCCTTTGGACTATATATACTTTGGAATACAAAGGTATATAACTGGTAAACATCTATCCTTAATATATGATAGTGGTTCTACTTATCAAACAGATCTTGGAGTTCTAAGAGCAGATACTTTATATAAACTTGGAGAAATCCTAGATGAAGTATTAATGGATACAGAAGAAAAAGCATCAATATGACTATTGATAATTATAAATTAGCCTTTAGTAATGGTTATTTTTATGTAGTATGTAGTTCTAATATAGAGAAGTACATAAAAAGGATCTAAAAATGGAAAGTGTATAAAGGAGAAGTACCATAGATATTTCAGCGGTAGTTCTTAATAAGCTATTGACTGAGGGCAGCCTAGATTTATGGGCAAAATTAAAGATATCCTTCTTAGATTCTGCATACTCCTCAGTATATAGTGCAATATCAAGACACTATAATAAATATAATAGTCTTCCAACATTTGAAGATTTAGAAATTTCTTTAAGAGAGGGTGCAACCTCCAAAGTAGTTGCTGCTCTTAAATTAGTACAAGTTGACGAAATAAGCGCGGAAGTCGCGCTAGATGCGTTAATAGATCAGTATACGCAAGACGAAACCATTAGGTTACTAGATAGGTTTGTAGATAAACTACCACTATTTGACACAATAGAAATTAAAGATAATCTAGCACACATAGTGCAAACCATTGATGAAAAGACCCTTACTACTGAGGGTGTATATTCAATGAATAATATGCTATTATTTGAACATGAAGATGAAGTAGCACGTAATAGAGTATTCTTAGGTCTTAACAATACCTTTGATGCAGATATCGGTGTTCTTAGACAGGATCTGATCTTAATTGGTGGAAAGCGCGGATCTGGTAAATCTATTACAGCGGCTAACGTGGTGGTAAATCAATATGAGATGGGTAATTCATCAGTGTATTTCACTATTGAGATGACTAGCGCAGAAACTCTGAAACGTATTATGAGTATTCATGCAGACATTAATCATCAGAACCTGAAACATAATAAACTGACTCCAGATGAGACCCTCAAGCTAGTAAAAGCACGAGCTAATATGTTTCAGGACGCATCTGATCTAGTTAAAGAGTTTATAGAAACTGGTGATAGGTTTAAGTTTGAAAGTCGTCTAGTAAAAGAAAAAGAACTAAAAG